CACAGATTGAACTCGGCTCCACCGCCACGACGTATCAGCGCGTCACCACGGCGACGGACTACGCGGACGTGGGCCTCCCGCGCAACCTGACGTTTGACGGCGTGGACGACTCGCTGGCGACGGCGGGGAACGTGGACTTTGCGACGTGGACCGTGGGCACCCGGCGGAACCTGCTGACCGTGCCGACGATGTTCGATGATGCGGCGTGGTCAAAGACAGACGTTACGGTGACGGCAAACGCGATTGCCGCGCCGGATGGCACGACAACGGCAGACCTGTTTACGGCGGGCACGGCTGGCACGGAAGGTTGCTTGCAAATTGTGACGAGTGTGGCGAACGTCACACACACGGCATCGTTTTACGCAAAGCGCGGAAACACAGACTGGGTGTATTTGCGTCTTGGCGATGCAACAAATCAGCTTCGCGGTTGGTGGAATCTGGCGACGGGGACCATCGGAACAGCGGTAAATGTGGGTACGGCAACAGGCGCGACGGAAACAATTCAGGATGTCGGCAACGGATGGTATCGTTGCACGTTAACCGGGGCCGTGAATGGTGGACTCACGGCGTATGGTTTTAACGTGTTTTCAGCTTCCGGTGATGGGAGTCTTACCCGCGTCAACAACTCTACCAGATATATGTGGGGTGCCCAGTTGGAGACGGGCTCCACGGCGACGGCGTTTCAGGACGTGGGGACGGACAAGGTGAGCGTGTTCTCGGGGCTGGCGAAGTTGAGCGACGCTTTCACGGGGACCGTTGTCGATATCAACGGAGCGACTGGGACGTCCGCCTTTATGATGCGAGCGCCCAATGCCAATGCCGCCAACACCTATGCGTGGTATTCTGGCGGTAGTCTGGCGTTCGTGGGCGCGGTTGGCTCTGGATATGTCGCCCCAATCACCAACGTCGTATCTGGCATCGGTGAGATTGGCAATGACGTGCAAGTGTTGCGCGTCAACGGTACGCAAGCCGCGACAAGTGCCTCTGACCAAGGCACTGGCACCTACGGCAGTTTCCCGCTCTACGTCGGTCGTCGTGGAGGAACAACGCTTCCCCTGAACGGCCGCATCTTCCAGCTCATCGTGCGCGGGGCGGCGACGGATAGCGTGACCGTCGGCAACGCCGAGCGGTGGGTGGGCCAGCTAACCGGAGTGAATCTGTGACCGAGGACATCGTGACCGAGACGCCGGTGGAGACGCCGGTGGTGGAAGAGGCGGTGGCTGTGGTGGAGATTTTCCGCACCATCGTGGTGCCGGCCGCCGAGCAGGCGTTGGCGCAGGAGATTGCCGCCGAGTATCCGGGGGGCGCGGGGATGTTTGTGACCGCCTGCTCCCCCACGGGCCTCCTCCCGGCGACCGACTACATCTCCACCGGGTATATGGGGGAGGATATCGTCGAGGCGCTGGGCACCGCGCTGGTGGACGAGGACATCAGCGAGGAGCCGCCGTTCGTGGCGTTGGAGCGGCTGGGGCTTCAGTTGGTGAGTGAGCCGGACGAGGTGGTTGGCGAGGTGGTTGAATGAGCCTCGTGATTCATCTCCTCTGGGCTGGGGTGGCCGTGTACTTTGTGCATACGGCATCGGCGGTCGCGCGGGAGTTCAAGCCTGCGGCGGCCCCGTCGGTGTTGCCACCTCCGCCTCAAGAGATTCCGGAGGACTTAGTGGCGGTGGCCAACCAAGAGCGGGAAACGTGGGCGCAGGAAGAAGTGATGCGGGCGATACGAGAGCGGTATGAGGAGCTGAAGGACTGGAACAAGGTTCGCGCCGCGTTTGGCGTGGGCCGCATCGAGTAACCTATGACCATTCCGTATACCGACGCGCTGCTAGATGACGCCCTGACGCGGGCGATGGAGGGGTTCTCCAATAACCCCGTTGCGCCCAATGAGCAGGTGGCGCCGAACCCGCCCGAGGATTCCGGGCAGACGCCGGAAGAGGATTTCTCCGCGCTCCAGCGGGCGCTGTATGGGGCGGACTTCCCCGGTGCGGATAAGGCGACGGCCGAGGATATGGCCGCGTGGGCGTCGTGGACGCGGGGGCTGTGGGAGTCCCGGCGCGAGGCGGTGCAGATGCACCTGCATCTGGTGGAGCGGAACCGCCTGTTCCGGGCGGGGCAGCAGTGGATTTCGGCCAACGGCCTCGGGCCGTGGCGGGAACCGGCTCGGCCGCGCGATGCGGCGCGGGTCGTCTATAACATGATTGACAAGGCGCTCGACCAGCGCTTGCAGATTATCGTGGACCAGCGCCCCGGCTTTGCCGTGACGCCGACCACATCGGACCCGGATGACAAGCGCAAGGCGCAGGCACAGCAGTTGGCGCTAGAATACCAGCACGACCAGCAGCAGATGCAGCGGCTCGCGCGCGAGGCCGGGTTTTGGGCGCAGACCGACGGCATCGCGTTCTGGCATCTGTATTGGGATGCAGACCGGGGGCCGTGGGACGAGCGGCTGGGAGAGCGGCCGGGCGAGAAGAAGCCGCTGGGCGACATCGGATGCCAGACCCTCCGGGTCGAACAGGTCCGGGTTAGCCCGAATGCGACGGCCACACAGGCTCCGCATTGGGTGGTGGTGCGTGAGGTTATCAGCCGAGCCGAGGCCGCGTTCCGCTATGGCGTGACGGGGCTGGACGCGGCGGACACGACGATGATGACCGGGAACCAGCCTGCGTACAGCGGGTCGGAGGGCATCGGGTCGTGGGTGCTGACGCAGACGACGATTGGCGAGGGCCAGCGCCTGCGGGACGAGGATGTGACCGAGCGGTTCACGGTCTACGTTGCGCCCCACCCGGACGCGCTCCCCGAGGGGCTGCACCTCATTGTCGTGGGTGACAAGGTGGTGTTTGGCCCGTCGCCCCTGCTCTGGAACACCATCCCCGTGGTGGCGGTGCGCGATGGGTCGAGCGACCCGTCGTACTACCCGCGCCCGGTGATGGAGCAGTGGATTGACCACCAGATGCGGGTCAATGCGCTTCTTTCCAAGTGGGTCGAGAACATCCGAGTGAACGCGGGTGGGCGGTTCCTGACGCGCCCCAATGCCATTGCCACCGAGACGTTCATGGGTGGCGTGACCTCGATGATTGAGATTCGAGGCGCGGGGCCGATGGGGGAATCCATCCAGCCGGTGCAGGGCTTCTCGGTGGGCACCGATGTGAAGGAGGCGCTGGCGCTGGAGAAGACGGCGTTCGAGGACGCCTCGGGCTGGAACGCGGTCAGCCGTGGGCAGGCGACCGGAGAGTCGGGTCGCGCCATTATCGCCAGCCGGGAGCAGCTGGAGCGGGTGTTCAGCCCCGCCGTGCAGGCGCTGGCGCAGGCGTATACCGACTGGTGCAAGGTGTCGATGGCGGCGATGGCGTGGGGCTACGATGTGCCTCGGGCGCTGGGCGCAGTCGGCAAGGGGCGCCCCGACCTCGCGCGGGCGGTCAGCACGACGGACTTCGATGGGCAGTCGGATGTCCGGGTGGAGCCTGCGACCATCATGCCGATGCCGATGGCCTTCCGGCTCTACCTGCTGGACAACTGGCTCCAGACGGGGGTCATCGACCAGAAGGAGTATCGGCGGCGGCAGCCGTTCGCCATCGCCCGTGACATCTCAACGCCGGATGAGGACCAAGAGGCGCGGGCGCGCCGGGTGGCTGATGCCATCCGGATGGGCACCCCGGCCCCGGAACTCCGGTGGCAGGACAACGAAGCGATTCATCAGGACGTACTGGAGCGCGAGATTCTGCTGCAGGACGACCTTGCCCCACAGATTATTGCCGCCGCGCAGGAGCGGTGGACGGCCTTGGCCAATCAGGCCGCACAGAAGCAGGGGGGTGGCGCTCCGCCGCAGGCGGGCGGCCCCCCGGCTGGCCCTAGCGCCGCTAGTGTGCCCTCTCTCCCGCCGGGACAGCTGCCGCTGGCTGCCGGTAACCCGCCGATTGGTGTCGCGCCCATGCTGCAGCAGCAGATGGGTGGGGCGCCGGAGGCGGAGGTTGCCGCACAGCAAGCGGACATCCTGTCCCGCCAAGCCTAGGAGTATCTGATGGACATTCAGCAAGCCCTCACGGACGCCGTAGCCGCTTCGATGGCAACCATCGAACAGTCCCCGGCCCCGCAGGTTGCCGCTGAGCCGCAGGATGTAGACCCGCAAGACCCGCCCACCGACGACACTCCAGACACCCCGGAGACGCCGGAGGCCGACCCGGCCCCTGACGAGGACGCGGCAGACGAAGCGACCGACGCTCCAGTTCTGCCCGAGGGGTATGTCGCGGTGCCGGTGGTCGCCGACCAGCTGGCAACCGAATTTGTCCTGCGCGATGCGGAGGGGGAGGTTGAAATCCCCGCCCTCATCGTGGAGTACAAGGCGAACGGCAAGGTGCGGCAGGACCGGCTCGACCAAGTCGTTAAGCTCGCGCAGTTCGGGGTGTATAACGAAGCGCGTGAGCAGCAGTTCAAGCAGGCGGAGTCGCGGTTGGAGGAACTGGAGTCGGTCGTCGAGCAGCGCGAGGCGCAGCTGGAGCGCATCCTACGCGACGAGGACTTCTTTCTGGCCGTTCGTGAGGCGTATGAGGCGGAGAATTCGCCCGAGCGCCGCGCGGAGCGGGCCGAGCAGATGGCGCAGCAGGCGCGGTTGGACGCGCAGATGCAGCCGATTCTGCAGCAGGGCGCAATGTTTTACGAGCGTGAGGTGTCCCCGGCGCTGGACTTGATTGCCCAGACGTTCCCGGCCGTCACGCCCGAGGAGTTGTCGAACCGCATGGCGTATGCCATGCAACTGCACGTCGAGACGGCCCCGAACGGGGCGACTTACATCCCGCCGTCACAGTATGATGCGGTTCGGCAGTATATCGTAGACGACCTCGCATTCTGGGCGCAGAGCCAACAGGCCCGCCGCGTTCCCGCAGCCACCGCCCCCGCGCAACAGGCGGCGCTGCAGAACGAACTGGCTAAGGCACAGGTATCGGCGCAGAAGGCGAAGCGGGCGGTGGGGCAGGCCACCAAGCCCGTGGGTCGGGCCGCGAGCAACACCCCTGCGAAACCCAAGGTCGCCAAACCGGCGACCGTGGATGACGCGCTCGACTCCGCGATGTCGGAGATTCTCGCGTCCATCCGTTAACCCCTAGTTTGATACACACACTCTCATGGCAAATCCTACGCTTATCACCGATTCTGAGCTGACGGGCCTGCTCAAGAACGTCTACTCGCAGTTCCGCGAGAAGGTTCAGAACATGGTCACGCCGCTCCTCGCCCAGCTCGAGAAGGGTCGCGCTGGCGGCCCCCGCAACATGCGCTGGGGTGGCAACAACGTCTTCTTCGACGTGGTCGTCGGGCGTCCGTCCGGTTCGACCTTCTCGCAGGCTGGCTACTTCCCGCCGGACACCACGGCCTCGGAAGTGCAGGGCAACGTCGGCATCGTCCGCGCGTACACCACGCGGCAGATTGACGGCCTCGCCTTCGTCGGCACGCAGTCCAAGGATGCGGCCTTCACCACCATCGCCAAGAAGACGATGGAGGAGATTAAGGACGCCTCCACCCTGCTCATGCAGCAGGCGCTCCATAACAAGGCGGACGGCATCGTCGCTAACGTCAGCTCGTACACCGCTGGCCCGCCGACGACCGTGGTCGTCAACAACCCCTACAACGTGACGGGCGCTGGGCAGGGTGCCCTCCTCATCTCGGTCGGGGATTACATCGCGGTGGTCGATGGCGGCACCATCAGCAACCCGACGCCGACCATCCGTGGCCGCGCGACGGTGACGGCTATCAGCACCTCGGGCGACAACTCCACCCTCACGCTCTCGGCCGCGATTTCGGGCACGACGGCGTCGGACAAGATTGTCAAGGCGACGGCGTCTGACACGTCCATCAACTCGGCCACCAACGGCCTCATCAACATCACGAACCGTGGTGGGTCGTATGCCTCGCTCCACGGCATCTCGGCCTCGACCTACGGCATCTGGGATGCCAGCCGGATGGTGGCGGGCACCGATACCCCGGACGCGAACCAGCCGACCGAGTCGGACATCTGGGTGCTTATCCAGAAGATTGCGGGTCGCTCGGGCAAGGACGCGATGACGCGCCCGAAGGACTTCCTCCTCATGACCACGCCGGGCCTCGCCCAGAAGCTCATGGAGTCGATGGTCAGCCAGCGCCGCTTCACCGCCGGGGAGTTCAGCACCACCATCAAGGGCGGCTACAAGGCGCTTGAGGTCTGCGGCATCCCAATGGTGCAGGACTACTACGTCCCGGCGGGCACCATCTATCTCATCCACCTCCCGTCGCTGGCGTGGGTGGATGCGAAGGATTGGGGCTTCGTGGAGTTTGAGGGTGCGGGGCCGTGGCGTTGGCTCTCGGGGCGCGATGCCTTCGAGACGACCTACGGCTGGTACGGGAACCTCGCCTGCCTCGCGCGCAACGCGCACGGCAGCATCACGGGGTACACCGACACCGCTCGCTTCACCCACGTTGTCTAACCTAAGCTGAAGACGCCGGGGGGCGGATACTCGCCCTCCGGCCCTTCGGAGGATTTCATGCCCTATAATTTCTTTGCGCCGAAGCCGGGGCGGCTGGGAACGCTCCCGGTGCCGCTCACGAGCGGTCGCATCAACACCGGGACGCTGGCTGCTGGCACCCAGAACCATTCCATGGGGTCGATGGCGGCCAAGTGCTACATCAACCGCGCGAGCGTGTCGGCGGGAACGTACCCCACCGCCGCGACGTCTTGCGTGGCCCGGCTCATCAAGTATGACAGCGCGGCGAATTCGGCCGTGACGCTGACGGCGGACTTGGATATCAATGACAAGACCGACCGTGAGGCGCTGGCGCTGGCGCTGACCAGCACCCTGACGGATGCCCAGCGGACGCTCAATCCGGGCGATACGCTGGAGTTTGAGATTGTGACCGTGGGCGCGGTGTCCGTCCAGCCGGACGACATCGTGTGCGTGGTCGAGCTGTTCGTCGAGGAGTAAGGCGTGACGGTGCTACTCAATAGCACCGGCCAGCCCGAGCCGTCGATTGAAACCAGTCGGCGGCTCCGGGCACTCCACGCCGGGCTGCATCTAAAGTTTCTAGGAAGCGGGGATACGTTCTGGTCCGTGTGCATGACATGGGAACCGGACGACCCGCGCTGGGCGACCGTGCAGTCGGGCGAGATTTCCCCGGAGCGGGCGTTCGATATCATCGGGTATCTGCCGATGGATTGCAACGCCGACCAAGCCCCGGCCTATCTGGAGCGCATGTTCCGGACATGGCCCGCTGAGCGGGTGCGAAACATTGCAAATCACATCGACCGCTATAACGCGGGGGTCGTCGCTGACGCGGCTGACCACGCGCTCGGGGAGGTGCTGGATGCCGCCGACCCGTCCGCGCCCCGCAAGCGCGGTCGTCCGAAGAAAGTCCGTTAACCATTACCCTGACTCCCCGTGGCCGTCACGAAAGCGCAGTTGATTGCCCTGACCCGCGAGACGATGGACGCCGTGGCGTCTGACCGCTGGTCGGATGCGACCATCACGACCGTGCTGAACAGCGTGTACGGGGATGAGTGGTCGAACATCCTCAACGCCCAGCCGTACTACACGTTCGCCAAGCGGACGGTCAGCACGGACAGCGATGGGATGGTGCCCTTCAGCGCCCTCTCTAGCGGCGCTGGCGATAACCAGAAGAACTTTTACCGCGTCCTGTCGGTGTCGGACGGCAATGTCCTGTACACCCAGACGCGGTTTCAGGACGTGCCGCTGGCCACGACGACGAACTACCTGCCGACCTACCCGCGCCTGTTCTACACGGCCGGGCAGGCGCTGCAGATTCTCCCCGTGGCCGCCAGCACGACGCTGTATGTCTACGTCAACTACAAGCCAACCTCGTTTAGCCAGCTGGCGGGCGATAGTTCGGTCATTGACTTCCCCGACGGCGGGGAGTTAGTGATTGCAAACGAGGCGGGGGCGATGCTGCTCAACAAGGGCGGGGCGGAGTCCACGGCCGCGCGTGTGCTGCGCGAAGAGGCCGCGCTCCAGCGGGCGGCAATGCTGGATGACCTCCGTCGCTACACTATCCAGCCGACGATGATGGCCTATCCGGACCAGAAGTACGACTGGAGTGGCGGCTGATGGCTCGGCCAAAGCTGGCAGACCAGCAGCCCGGCATGGCGGGCGGCCTCAACGATGTCTCGGACCCGTCGGCGCTCCAGCCAAACCAGCTGCGCCGTGCCATCAATCTGCGCTTGACGGATTACGGTGCGGCGACCAAGCGCGGCGGCACGCAGCGGACGCACAGCACCGCGCTGGGGAGCCTTGGGCCGACGCCCATCTCAAACGGGTTCACGTTCCAGCAGGACAACGGCACCAACCAGATTCTGGTGACGGTGTCAGACAAGATGTATTATGCCACCTACGGCACGCTGCCGTGGACGTATACCATCGTGCCGTCTGCAACCCTCGCGCCTAATGTGTCGCCAGATTTTGCGCAGTTTCGAGATGCGGGTGGCAATGATGTCGTGTACATCGCCGACGGCGGGTTGCTCAACAGGTGGAACGGCACGACGCTGACGCAGAATATCGCGGGCACGGCAGGCGTCACGGTCCTCCAGGTCCACAACCAGCGGCTCTGGGGGTGTGGGGCGACCAACTACCCGGACAGCATCTTCTACTCCTCGCTCAATAACGGCGACGACCTCGGCAACGCGGTCGCTCCGGCGGGGGGCGGGCAGATTATCGTTCGGACCTTTGGCGACGAGAGGATTGTCGGGCTGGCTTCCGTCAACACTAGCCTGCTCATCTTCCACCGGCGCGGCATTTCCCGCCTAACGGGGTACGGGCAGGACGACATCACCGCCGCCCCCGCTGGCGTCACCGCCGACGTAGGCACCATCGCGGCCAAGAGCATTGTGGCGAACAACAACGTTGCCTACTTCATCTCGGAGCGCGGGCTGTACCGCTGCAACGAGTCTGAGGTGGCGGCGGTTGGGACGCCAGAGAAGCCAGACCCATTGCTGCCTATTATCCGGCAGTTGTCGTCGGCGGACTTCGATGGCATCCGAGCTGTGATGAACCGGGCCACAAAGGAGCTGTGGATTACCATCCCCGGCTACGGATGCTACCAGTACCACACGGTGCTGGACGCGTGGTCGGGGCCGTGGGATGGCGGATACACCGACCCCAACACGACTTGCCTGTTTGAAACGATTAACAGCAGCGGCCTCCCGGTGGTCTTGAAAGGAGATGCCGAGGGGTGGGTGAGCCTTTGCGACGCGCCGGGGGTGTACAAGGATAACGTGCTGGCCTCCGGCGGCGGGGGCGCGCCGTATACGATGATTGCCCAGCTTCACCGAATGTATTGTGGTGACGACGCCGAGGCAAAAGCATTGCGCTGGGGCTATGTCACAGCACAGCTGAACCAGACGACCAACTGTGTGGTCGAGTGGGAAACGAACGAGAGCAGCGGCAGTTACCAGCTCCCGGTCAACAACGCAGGCATCTGGGATATCACCGATACATGGGATGTCGCCGATGTCTGGGCGTACGCAGTCAGCAATAACTATCGTATCCCGATGGGTGGGACGGGATACTACATTGACATCAGCATCGTGGATACCGGGCAGGCGCTGCCGGTTATCAGCCGATTCCAGCTGGAAACCTTTGCCTTGGGACGCCGCTAATGGCTACGACCGTTGGTCAACATACATGCGCTTCGTTTAGCACCCCGCAGCGCGGGGACTCCCTCGACGCCAATGTGGTGCGTGGTAATGACAACACCCTGCGGTCGGCCTATGTAGACCACGATGCCGACCCCGGCATTCATGTGCAGTCCTCGGCGCTGGCCAGCCGCCCGTCGGCTGCGACGGCAGGCGCTGGGGCGAAGTGGATAACCACTGATAATACGGGCGCCTTGCCTAGCCGCCTCTGGTATAGTGACGGGTCGGCGTGGCATGAGGTCAGCTCGACGCAGGCGGCGGTAGACGGCACGGCCGGGGCGCCGGGGTTTGCGTTTGCCAATGATACGAACACGGGATTGTTTACTCCGTCGATTGCTAGTAACATCTTGGCCTTTGCGACCAACGGCGCCGAGCGTGGTCGTGTAATTGACTCCGGTTTTGCCAAGTTCTCGGACAACGGCACCTATCGCGGTGCCACCATCAGCTATCACGAACTGCGGTCCAGCCTTGCCTCGGCGACGGCGGCCATCACCAACAGCAATGTGGCGCCGAGTACGCTGATAATCGGGGAGTTCACCGGCGCGTCGCCTGACAACAACACGGCGCGGTTTCTTTCGCTGGCAGACTCCACGACCGACCGCTGCATTATCTACTCGGATGGCGACCTCGCCAACCACGATGGCGTCTATGGCACCATCTCGGACGAGCGCTTGAAGCAGGACATCACCGACGCCGACCCGCAGTGGGACGACGTCAAGGCGATGCGGTTCCGCCGCTACCGGATGAAGACCGATGTGGCGGCTGACCCAAACGCGCCGTACCTCCTTGGCGTTATCGCGCAGGAGATTGAGCAGACTTCGCCCGCGCTGGTCGAGGAGCAGACGAACGAAGACGGGACGACGACCAAGATTGTCAAGTCGAGCATCCTGCTGATGAAGGCGGCGGTGGCGTTGCAGGAAGCGATGGCGCGGATTGAGTCG